CAACGAAACTTCTCCTCCGATTTCAAAGGCGATAATGTACGATCCGATCGAAAATGCAAACGACCTTATATTTAGAACGATACTTCCTTCGATATACTTAGAGTTTTCAGGAGATTCAGTTAAGATCGATACATACAACAATAGGTCTGCACAAGTAGGTTTTAAGACCGAAATAGACTTTGATGACATATTCAAAGAAAAAGAATCTACGCCTATAATAGAGCCTGAAGAGGGAGAAGAAGGCGACGAAAACGATCAGGAAGAGGAAGACGCTAACTCACCTGTAAAAAATCCTCCAGGCGGAACTGTAGAAGGTGAATAATTCGCTGGAAAGAAAAATAAATAACTAAAATAATCTACACAAAATGGCAGGTTTACCGTATTGGACAAACTCAACGGCAGCGGTTAATTACTACGAACCGATCTACCAAAACCAATTTGAAGTAATTCTTACTCCGCCGGCTGTAATCGGTGGACCTAACGTTGCTTTATTAGTCGAACACGTAACTAAGATAACAGGATTACCTGAAATAAACTCAGTAGGAACTCTAGTTGAACAAGAGTACAAATTCGCTAAGCGAAGCTATGCTGGAGCAGTTCCAGAAACGACAGTAGCTGATATTGAGATCAGTTTTACTGTCAACTTGAACGAGGAGAACGACGCATATGTCTACAACATCTTGAGAGCTTGGAACGATATTGTTTACAACCCACAAAGCGGTGCTCAAGGTCTTAAAAGAAACTACGTAGGTGAATGTGCAGTAGTAATATTCAACAAGGCAGGTGAGATCTTTAGGGAGTTTAAGTTTCCTTCTATAATTCCAAACGGAGGTCTTTCTGACATATCTTTAGAATATACTGGAACAGGTATATATGAGACGACTATGAAATACAGATCTGACTACTGGATCGAAACTCGTATCGGACAAATAAACGTATAACAATATGGAAATGTTCAACGCACATAGAAGAGACTTATTGGGATTCGAAGATTATATGGATCTTAAGAAGCCAGGATTCGGTGGACCAAAGTCTGCCATTCCTTCAAGAGACGCTAAGGGTAAGTTAATCGACAAAAACCCTAAGCTTGCTCAACACCGTCGAGTGGTTGAACGCGATCCTGCATTCTCTCACAAGGTTTGGGATTCGACTTACAAGGCGATGACACACGATCTAGTCTATAAACAAGAAGGTAAAAAACCTTTTACTTATCCTGATCCATATCTTACTGCATACCCAACAGTTGAAGTAGGAGAAATAGATGAAAACACGAAAGTAGTTTCATTCAGTCAATTCATAAACGAAAACATCGAACCTGAAGAAGAATGGGCGCCGGAAGAAAATCCAGAAGAAGAATGGATGCCGGAAGACAATCCAGGAGACATCTATCCAGAAGGAAAAGACGAGACTGATTATCCTAATCCTGTTTATGATGATGGTAGACCATTAATGTCAGACGACATCAAGAACATCCAAGCTAGGTTGAGAAAATACGAAAGAGGAGGGTCACAGGACGAGGAATTTGGTCTGAATCCAAACGATCCTTCAAACCCACTAGGATTGAGTAAAGAAGAGATGGATGCCTTCTTGAAAGACCTTAACGCTTAATCTTCTTTTTTAAAGACTAAGACTGAAATCTTAGGATGAGAGATTATCTCGTCATCCTCTTCTAATTCTTTGCTTGGAACGACTATGTAATTGAATTCTATATCGACGTATTCATCGTTAATGAAATCTATGGAATTTAGGATAGTACTTATAGAAAGGTTTGCATTCAAGTAAATTATCCTGGTGTACTTTTTATTCTTAACCTTTATTGCTTTATCTAGAAGTTTCTTTACCTCATAATTTAACAAGAAAGACTGCACTTTGTTAGGTATTATGAATCGAGTATTGAACTTGTCCTTTACTATCTTTGTGACGTTTAGGATATAGTCAGTCTTGCTCTTTTTAGAAAAAGAACTTATGAAGCCTTTATACTCCCTAACAAAAACAACTTCTATCTGTCTTTTTTCCATATCATATGTCGAGGTGGACAACATCTATGCCTGCCTCTCTGAGTATTTTTACACCAGAAATGTCTCTATATTCTTCACGGTATATGACTCTTTTTATCCCTGCCTGAATTATCATCTTAGAACAGTCCTTACAGGGAGAGTAGGTAACGTACAAAGTTGAACCCTCTGTGTTTTGAGTGGATCTAGCTACCTTTAGCATTGCGTTGGCCTCAGCATGCAATACATACCAATGAGTGTCGCCGTTTGCATCTTCACAGTCGTTTGGAAATCCCTTAGGCGTACCATTAAACCCGTCTGAGATTATGGTTCCATCCTTTACGATCAATGCACCGACCTTCTTACGCTTACAGCAAGAAAGGCTAGACCACTCAGTGGCCATCTTAAGGTAGGTCAAGTGATATTTTAGATCCTTTTGAGTCATTCTTTTCTTTTGGTGTTTTGTTTAGTGGCCCTACCACTAATATGTTTAAGATCAATTCTAGAGAAAGCCACTGCATAAAAGTTGGTTCCACTCCAAATAGGTTTTTCAAATCTGTCCAAATGTAAACGTAGTTACATATTAGAGCAGTTAAAAAGAAAGTACCTAAGCTTATTAAAAACTGTCTCATTTGTTTAAATTATTTTTTATCCAAGTCATCAGTTCATCTCCCATTTGTTCAGAAAGATCGTGTTGAGTAGAAAAAAGGCGATTGAATAGTGGAGAAGGTTTGCCAAATGCTGATATTAGTTCTTCCCTAACTTCTGGAATCTGTTTGGGAATGAATTCTTCTTCCAACATTCTCTTAACTAAGTCAAAGTGTCTTTCGTATACGTGAAACGAGTTTGCAATGTGAGTATAAGATCCCATTTTTAAGTCCTTGAATTCATCTCCTCCGTGCATCACTAGGTGAAAGAGCATCTGTGACTGTAAAGTAGCAAAGAATGCAATATCGGTCGGAAGACCAAGTATCACGTCATTGCTCCTCATGCTAACAGTCAGGTTCAACTTGTTATCTCTTATCTGAAAGATTCCATACATCGTGCAAACAAAGTCCTTGTTACCTTCACGTTGATGTGTAGGTAAATTAAAATGTAGAACTGCCTGTCGACTGTCTTTATCTTTTCTTAGGGATTCGAATGCCCACTCGTATTGAGTAAAGTTATGTTCGTTTGGATTGTTGAATAAGAGATGACCGTAAGAAGAGTTTACAGTTCCGTTCTCGTTTTGGATCGATTCCCAAAACTTGGCATACTTTGCAATGTATTCAACATCGTTTCTTCCCATAAAATACCAAAGAAGCTCGGCTGCAATGTATTTGTATTGAGAAGAACGAACGCTGTTCTCGTAAAGACAGGAGAGTGGGTTCTCTATCACTAGAGCAACGTCACAGTTTTCCTTGATTGTCATTTCCCTAGGTTTGGTCTCATACTCAGGAAAAGTAATCAAATCAAATAGGCTTTTCTTGTAAGCCTCCGCAAATGTTTCGTATCTATAAGTTAACATATAAGTATTATATCAGAACAAGGTAAAAGGTTTCAAATAAAGTTAGATCTTCACGATCTGCATGTCTGAAAAGTGATCAGTCTGGTTGACTAGTATTCTATAATCAAAGAACTCTTCAGGTAGGGCCTCGTGAGAAACTACAAAGATCGTCATGTTGTATTTTTGAGCATACTCTTTAAGAATAGAGATGGCTTTATAGACGTTGTTTTTATCTAATGAGCTAAATATCTCGTCTAAGAACATTACGTTCATCTGGCTGTGCTTCATCTTGATTATCTCGATAAAAGCAAGGAGGACGATCAAATTCATCTTTTTACGCTGACCGCTGGATAGGCTCTCTGGAGATATTTGAAGACCGAGATAAGTTATGTAAGGGTCGAACTCACTGTCGAATTCAAATGAAAACTTGAATTCTAGTTTTTCAGATATCTCCTGGATCCTAGCATTGAGAGTTGGAATTATCTTATCGATCATTGACTTCTTTATTCCAGAATCAGAGAGAAGATCGTCTAAGCTCAAATAAATTGATTTTCTTTCAACGAGTGCAGAGAGGCTAACCTTATCGCTTTCTATTCTAGATTTGACTGAATCTATGATCTGGATGATTGATTCTGAACTATCGTCAGTATCTTCTTTCTTTTGAGAATCGCTCAATGCTTTTTTAAGAGAAGCTAAGTCTGAAGTCAAAGCGTATTTCTCTAGATCGAGCTCAGTCTTTTTAGAGGTCAGAGCAGTATGCTTAGTGTTCAACTCAGACTGTGTCTCTTGCTTTTTAGGTAAAGCCGAAGTAAGCTCTTCAAGTTTTTCGGATATCTTACTCTTTACGTCTAGCGAAGATTCAGAGTGTAGATCGTTTAGACAATGAGGGCAACGATTCTTAGCGTAAACTTCTAGCTTTGACTTAAGGTCACGTATTCCA